CGGTAAGCATGCGGAAGTTTGCCTCCTTGTCCAAGTCTCCATCCGTAAAGTCTGAGCGCATGGTCCAGAATGGATTTACCTTTTTAACTTGATTTCCTATTTCTGTTGCAAGCACATCTGATTTTGTTTGCCCGGGACTTGTGAAGATTTCCCAACCTCTGGCAGATGGTGTGGCAGCGTTGCCATGTATAGAGACTAAAATAGAATGATGGTAACCTTGACTGTAACTGTTTGCAAGCTGACATCTTTTGTTTAATGAAGTATCTAAAATAGGCTCATACACTTTTTTTACCGCAAAGCCATAGTCGATTAGGTATTGCTCCAGGTAATTGGCAAGGCTGCGATTAAACACGCCTTCATAGAACCAACCGTAGGAATGAAACTTGCCAACATTATGCTGAAAGCATTTGGAAGGATAGGTTACATAATTTGCTGGTCCTGTGCCTTTAGTTAAGCCACCATGCCCGGCATCCAAGCAGATTAAAAAGTCATTAGGTATCATCATATATATTTTAAGGGGACAGAATTAAATTCCATCCCCAAGGCACAAAGTAGCAAACAAATATTTATAACTTAAAACCAATCAAGGCAAACGCTGCCGAAATCAAAGACAATTTTGCAGGGAGTTTTACCTCTATCTCTTTACCTGCACATTCACGGCTTGTTTCTTTGATTTTGTCCCAGATGATTTGAGCAAGTTTAATGTATTCCCTCCATGTAAATTTTACCTTGTTACCTTCCATAAACACATTCACTTCACTTGCCAGTTCTGCAAAGTTCATTGAGTAACAAGCAATGTCACCGATTGGAGACTTTTTAGTGTCTGCATTTTTTAAGGCATCTTTTAAATTAGTTTCTAACATTTTATTTGTTTTTATCGTTTGAAAAATCGTAATATTAATGTACCAATGTTTGTTCCTGTAATGGTGCGAATGTTCTCCGCAATGCTATAAAGTTCGGTCGTTGCTATTGTAAATGCAACCATGTAGGTGATGTTTAACGGTAACTTAAAGGTGAGTCTTGCGCCTTCAAAAATCATGATGCCGCAGAAGTACACCACTATTTTCTGCGAAGTCCTGTACAATGCCTTGGATGTAATTGCCTCGTTTTGCTTCTTTGCCTTTATTATTCCCGTGACTGTGTCTACAAACACCACGAACACCGTAAAGATGAGGAAGTGTTTTATCGGAATTAGAAAAGAAGCAATCAAGCCGCAGCAAAGGGCAAAGGCAATGCCTTCGTATCCGATTTTAAAAATGTTTAGTATAACTGCTTTCATCATTCTTGTTTTATAAATCTAACATCACCATCCACCGTTGCAAACTTGCCATCAGCGTATTTATACAAGTCGTATTTGACATTGTTAAAGGAAAAGGATATTTGATTGGTAAACGTGGATAAAAGTAGGTTTGTAGAAATAGTGTAAACCTTGCCGTTGTCGGGATTAAAGATGAGCCGCTTGTTGTTGTTCAATTCAATGACTCCATCTATAATCTCACCGTTAAAGTTCAATTTCCACTCTCCAACAAACTTTGCCGTGTCTCTTTGTGCAGTTGTAAAATACACAGGCTTTCCGCTTATTTGCTGGTGCAAATCATTGTAGTATTTTATACGCTTAACTGCCTTATTTTGCAAAATAATAGGTTTTGCATACAATGATAAAGTTGTACTTTGCCCTTCTGCTTTTCGCAATAATGTTTCAATAGCTTGTAAAGAATCTCCAAGCAATTCTTTATTACCTGTAATGGTAGAGTCACTATATTCAGTTTGCGTAATAATGTAATACAAATTACCTTGTTTTTTAATGTAAACAGTATCAGTAATTACATCTTGTGCGTAGGTAAAAATGGGTAAAAATAAAAATAGGTATCTCATTTTATTTATTTTCAAGGTTAATAATTCTCTTCTTTAAGTTTTCTATTTGACTTTGTTGCTGCTGAATTGCTTTGGTTAATAATGTAACCATATAAGCATAACTAATTGCATCAGGTTCGCCATTATCATTATTTTCATATAATTCAGTCAATTTTAAATCTGCTAATTCTTCAGCAATAAAACCAGCATATATCTTATCATTGTTGCTATTTATGGATTTGTATGTTACTGGTCTTAATTTCATTACTTCATTTAACCCTTTAGCATAATCTTCAACATCACTTTTATATTTTATAGATGATGTTGACCTTAATAAATCACCATCAGAATCAACAAATAGATTTGCTGCACTTGCCGTGGTTGAACTGTATGCACCCGTAATTCTGCCATTGCCGACAACGTGTAGTTTTTCGGCTGGAGTTGTTATGCCTATGCCTAAATTATTATTATTATTTCCGTCAATTACTAAAGCATAATTTCCATTTGTAATATTTACTATTGAAAAAACTCCTTTACTTATCTCTCCATTAGATACATCAAATCTTTTTCCATTAACTCTTGTATCGTTAGTTACCCATCGCGGATAACCTGCAATAATTTGAAATAAATTAAAAGCTGAATCATTTTTTACTCGCATGGTAACATTTATGTTTCCTGTTTTTACAACATCTATTTGATGAGCTGGCGATATTGTTTCAATACCAAGGCGATTATTAGTTCTATCCCAAAATAAACCAATAGATGTATCAACTGCATTTCCATCACCATGTAAAATATATCCATCTGGCATTGTTGTTCTTCCAGTTCCCCCATTTGCCACAGGCAAAGTGCCAGTTAATCCTGATGAAATAGAACCACCTACACGCAGCCACGCATTGCTTGTAGCTTTCTTATAATGCCACATAATGTTTGTTGCCGTATCCAATAACATATAAGCCATTGTATCAACACTTGGCTTTCGTGTTGTATCTGCTGCAAGTCCTCTGTATATCAAGCCATCCGCAGTGGTCTGTTCACCCAGCGTTATCTTCTGATTGGCATTGCTTGGATACTGCGCCAAGGCAAGGCAAGGGAGCAGGGAAAAAAGGGAAAATAGGAGTTGTTTCATGTTTTTGTGTTTTTTAGTTTGCTTGCATTATAATCCAATTAGAACCATCGCTCACAAGTGTTGCCCATTTGCCTGCTGTGGCAGAAAGGATGGATGTACCTGCTGAACCACCAGCAAGTGGCACAACATTTGATGATCCACTTACAACAGTTCCAGTATTTATTGTTTTAATATGTAATTCTCTACCCTGGTATGTAGATGCACTTGGAAGAGTTAAAGTACAAGTTGTTGATCTATTTACTGTTAACCAAGTTAAATCAGATGGTACAGTATATGTAACACTTGTAATCGTATTATAAGACCTTGATATATAGTCAGCACCTATAACATTAGCATCAATACCATCTGGGAAAAATTTAAAACCACCAAATGTTTGAGTTCCTATTGTTACTAAACCTCTATTACTTGTTGATGCACTTGGAATATTTAATGTAATTGTACCACTTGATGTAACAGGACTTCCAGAAACATTTACATCAGCTCCTGATGTACCAGTTGTTAAACCAATACTTGTAACTGTGCCTGTTGCAGTTGCTGATAATGTGCCGCTTGACAATGACAGACCACTGCCTAATGTAACTGTCGCAAATCGGTCTGTTACAGATAATCCTGCAAGTCTTGTCGCTTGATATGTATAGTCTTCCAAAAAAAGTGGACCTAACATAGTTGTGTTACCAAAAAAAGTTTTGTTTCCTGTAAAAATTTGGTCGCCAGAATGTGTTACATAACCAGAGACATTTACATCAGCCGCAGTCATAGTTATATTTGGAGTTGTTGAGCCATTAGAAACAGAAATAGGACTTGTACCTGTAACATTTGTAACAGTGCCTGCTCCGCCACTATATTGTGGTATATTTAAAGTTGAGCCTACTAAAGTAGCTGCACCACTTGAACCAGTTGTAGTAAGAGTTAAAGCAGATTGCTTATTATTAAATGTAGTCCAGTTAGAACTTGACAAATAGCCATTTTGACTTGATGTAGCTACCGGTAAATCAATTGTCGGAGTCGTTGTGGTGTTTGTTATGCTTATCGGATTGCCTGATGTCCCTGC